CATCGCCTTTATATTTATCTGATCATATGTGTTACTCTCCGCATCGTCATTGGAGGAATCATGTCCTCTAACCCAATACCGCACAGTTATTTCCTCGAATTCTTTTACAAGTAATAACATTGCATCACCGGATTTAGTCAAACGAACAGACTTAGCATCAAGTATTTTTTGAATCAAATTAAAAGCAAATGCACTAAATGCACCAGCCAATGCAAGAATGGCACCATCACTTAATGTGCTATTTCCAGAATCGTTAATTGCTTGAGCAACGGATGATAAGCCACCACTTATAACATGTATAATTTCGACTTTATCAGCAGAACTGTTTTGATATAAAAAACCATATTGTTGAGGATCGTAACTTGCCTTAAGATATAATTCATTAGCATTTAAGATGAAATTATAATTATAAAGCTCGGCCATTCCATTTACCCCTTACGGTTCTTTAACTTTTCCAAATACTCTGGCTTAGTTGATACATATGGTTTGGAGTTAAACACAGCCTCATTAATATATTGAATAATTTTCTTTTTGAATAATAAAAAATCTGGATCAACTTGAAAAATCTCTAATTTATTCAAAAGAGCCTCTTTGGACATGTATCCATACTTAACAATTCCTGCAAAACCTTCAACTAGAAAAGAAGAACCATAACCTTCAACATCATCATCTAAGATGAGTTTAATTTTTTGATTAGTTTCAAGTTGTTGCAATTTTGGCCATAATAATTCTTCTCTAAATTGCTCACCACTACTATCAGTCATATCAGTATAAAAACGCCCAGAGGGAGTAGAAGAAAACGCTTTTCCTATGTTGATTTCTAAATTTTTCATCTTCAATCCTCATCTCAATCGAGAGATACACTCCAGATTATAAGTGTACCACAAATTGGTGAAGCAAAACTTTCAGTTTTGACCTTAGTAATACCTTGATTCATAGAATGTTTGTAAAGCCCCTTAAGACTCATTATTGATAAGTAACCATTTTCACGCTGCCTAATGAACTCAAGAAGATCTTGCAATCCTTTACCTCGGTCATCTTCTTCTGTACTCGTTCTGTCAAGTTCGACAGCCGCTTTCAGAAGTTCCTCATCTCGATACCGCTCCAGCGATGAAATTTTGGCTAGTACTGTTAGCGCTTTTTCCCAAACTTTAGAAGCAGGAAGGGTTTTCGGAATACCAACTCCTTGGTCGTAAAATACTATTTTAAGCTCCTTACTTTCAATATTATATGATCCAGTAACATACCAATTTTTGTCATATTCTTTATATCCTGAGTCAACAGGGTAAGCGTGATGCGAAACATTTGTGATAGCTTCACTCAAACCGCTATGTAGAAACGTCCATTTCCCTATTGACTCGCCCACCAAATCAATTATTTCACTTTTTAAAATTTTAGTTTTTGCAACTTCCCCGCACTTACCTTTGAGATATTTCACAAACCGCTTCCCTTTATTGGAAGACGGCTCATTGCCAAAGTTTATATTTAAATCTTTACTTTTTCTGAACAATTCAAAAAAACCTAGTTCATAAAAGTTTCGAAGTATATCTCTATCCCAACCAGCTATTTTTGGAGTTAAACGTTGCCTTAAAGCATCATCCCATTTAGATAACTCAGCAGTAAGTACAAGAGCTGCCGAAGTTGAAATTTTCTTCAAATTACAAAAATTAACAGAAGCTAACTGATAGCCGGCATTAGGAAGGCCTTTCCTCTCAGATAACATCCTAATTGCGTTAATATGCTGGACAGTTACTGCATAATTATTTGAAAAATCCATTACGGGAGGTAACGTAAGAATTAATCCTTTTTTCTTTTTGCTAACAAATTGTACTTCTAACCCTTTACTCGATTGCTCCTCGATCCAATAGTTTGCCTTTCGCCATTCCACTTCATAATAAAAACTTTTACCTTTTGTCCTTATCCCGATTTGCCCGCGACGAAAAATTAATGAGCGTTTAACATCCCTTATCCTCTGCCGCAAAGTTAGCTTCTTCATATGCTCTTCTTTTTGTTTGGAATTTATTGATTTTGCAACCCAAACATTGATGATGTCAATAAGCAAATGGAGAAGCGCGCAATCGTATCCCCGCCACGCCTACCCGCTTTAGGGAGTAGTTTTCATGCAGATGCATGACGGGCCAGAAAGCACGCCAGCGCTGGCGGTTCTGACCTGTTGCGATCCTTTTGCGATCATGCGAATTCATGCACCATAGACATGCACCGCCTTCGCATGACTTGCAATGCCATGTGGGAGGGAGTTTCCCCTGGCATAAATTCGCTAGTGCGTGCTTTCATCCTGCCCTACTTCGTGCACGTTTAGCCTGGTAACCAGCTCGCTTGTCAGTTCCGACAGCCATGAAATGGCAACCTCCTTATCGTCATCGCTGCAGTCAGAACCAGCGACCAGCCGGGCCATAAGTTCGATACGCTGTAGTGCAAGTGACTCCATGAACAAATCGTTCACAACTCCCTCCCATCATTACTGTTTATACATACAGTACATCAAATGTAAATAAAGCTGAAATACTTTTTTACTCAGCTAACCCTTTGATTAATAGATAACCTCATTTCCCGCAAACCTGCGGCATCAGTACCACTGCCGCCATTTATCATCCTCCTGCAGCCTTTCGTTTCGGTAAAAAATCCTCATGCCTGCACCTGACGGAATGCTGCCGCCACGAAGAAGCAAATCAACCTCCTTCTCTGAACCTTCAAAGCCCCTAGTGACCAGTTCTGACTCAAGCCGCAGCCGCTGCTGATCCGTTATCTCCTGTTTGTACCTTTTCCGGCGCTTCGGTTTGACCAGGCGCAGCCGCGCGGTTAGCTCCCGAACTTCCTTTTTGCTCATATTTTCAAAGGCAGGTAGCGGTGCGGCTTCTTCACTGCCGGGTAAATCGCCCCCTGAAATGTTTAAATTTTCTACAGGGGGACAGTTATTGCCACGAGTCCAAGGGGCGCAAGCGCCCTGGTCGGCTGTCGCCTCCTGAACGTCAACGGCCTTGCGAACCTTTTTCCACTTCACCGCGTGCGTACAGATGCGGCCCTGCGTTAACGGGGACCAGACACCATAGATAACCGCCTTTTTAGGCTTATTCCAGGAAAGGGCCGCGGCGGCCTCCTTTGAGCCGCCGGGTTTACTCTTTGCCGTTGCTAATGGCTTCACTGAAAGCCTCCACCCCAGGCAATCACAGTGCACCTCCGCTGTAGTGTTTCCCTTTTAGCTCTGCGATTTCCTGACAGGTGACGCAACACTGCACGCCCGGAATAGCCTGGCGGCGAGCACTCGGTATAGGTGTATCGCAATCAATGCAAAGCACACGGGAAACGCCCGGCGTTCTGTTGCGGGCGGTGTAGATATGGCGCTGGCGTTCTTCTTCAACACGCTGCTGTACGAGATCCATGGAGTCTGCCATTAGTGCCAGTCCCCTCTTGATTCGGCTTCGCAGCGCTCGGCTTCACGCCGCAGCAGTTCCGCCGCCTCTGTCCCACTCATACCTTTCTGCAAGATATGGATTGCCAAGGCCTCCATACGAATTGAGACGGCTAAAGCGCGGTCCTTCCGTTCATCCATGCGCGCCTCAGTCAGCAGCAAATTGATGCACGCATCGTCTGGACCTGTTTGTAATTCTCGAGTCTGGATATTTCGCATAATCATTTCTCCTGAATTTGGGCAAAGGAATGCCCGGCGGGTTTACGCCATTAATTTCTGTTGTGGGTTAATTCGGCATGGTTAGCCGTTTTGGAAATAAGCTCACGACTGCGCGAAAGTGGTTCATTGCTTTAATCAATTCCCGCTTTTCGTCAGTAGTCAGATCATTAATATGGACGCCATGACGGTCTGCCGGAATCTTTGCCATAAAGAATATGGCCGCCAACGCGCGCTCATTCTGAATCTTGTTAACGTCGCGCGGATCACGCATTTCCTCAATAAACCGTTCAAGCTCTTGCTCATAATTCAAGCCAAACACTTTCTCTCTTAACGTCGCAATATGGTTAAGCCCGTCCAGGCGTTTACACAGACTTAGTGGGACCCTTGCCGCATCACCTTCTATCGCCATCACTTAACCTCACTGGTAACCGAAAGGGAGACGAGTAATTCCCCGGCTAACTCATTAAACAAATGCCCATTTAAAAATGTGCCGGGAATTTTTCAACACGCCCGGCGCGTGCCTTAGTGGTAGAATATTTGCGCGAACAATCATCTACCCCTCAAAGGAGAAACCTGATGTCAGACTCTGACAACTTCCACGTATTGCCTCGCCCTGCCCCTGCACCTCAACCAGCACCGGGGCAGGATAAAAAATAGGATCCCGGCATGACTAAACAAAGCTCCGAATACTTCCAGCTGCATTACTGCTATTACCTTGAAGTAATGACGGCAACGCTTCACGGTAGAGCTGACAAATTGATGACAGCTATCCAGCTTATTAGCGGTACTGCTGTGTTCGCTAACACCGGTCTGGAATGGTTGTTTGCTTTGCCTGTCGTCGTTATCGCGACAATTCAACTTGTGTGGCAACCAGCCATTATTTCCGAGCGTGCTAGCGTGCAAAGCCGCCAGTACGGGGAATTGATTTATGCTGGGGATGAACTGACCCCGGAACTGATTGCACAAAAGTTGAAAACGCTGCATCACTCTGATTCCGCACCTTTCGGTTCTTTGTTAAATCCAGCCTACAAAAGAACTGCTATTGCATGTGGTCGCCCTGATGACACCAAACTCAGTTTCCAGGAGAAACTTTTCGCTTGGTTCGCGGGCTGCTTGCCGCGTTAATCATTGTGGAGCCTTAGCTGGCTCCTCTACTTTTACCGCGAGTCGCTTGCTGCCTTGGGGCAATCTTTATGAATGGATGCCACTTTTCCCCGTCTGGTAATGCAATCCAGCCATGCCCGAAACTAGGTAGCTGCGGAGGTGGCGACTGTCGTTTTAAAAAGCGTACAAATGCCTGCATGATTACCCCCTTAAACAATCCCACTAACACCAGAAACAATATCCACAGCCGCCGCCATCACTGGCGTATTCTGTAACCTTGCTTCAATGGTCAGCATGATGAGTGAGAGATTACGGATTGCGTGATTGGCTCGTTCGCGGATGACATTCTTACGGTATTGCGTCATCGGTTCCGGTGAGATCGCTTCATGAGCAATCGAGCCAATTGCCGCCGTTGCGTTTAACGTGCAGACAGGCATATTGCTGGCCTTAGCTTCGTTATGCGGTACGGAAGGAAGGCAGTTTATCTGTGCCAACATTCCATCGAGCAGCGTCGCGTCCTCGGTGTAATCTGTGATCGCCAAAAGCTCATCAACCGTTAGCCGATGTGGTTGCTCTGGGTTTAGTTTGTTGCGCAGCACTTGCGGACGGCTGCCAATAGCTGCAGCTATATCCTCAATGTTGTGCTTTAGCGCGAAGGCACGGCATGAAATGTCAAAATGACCGAGTTTGGAAACCTGGAAATCAAACATAGTTCTCACCTCCGAACTTATCGCAAAATCGAACCTCAAGATCGGCTGCGATAGGCAAAAAATACTCACACGGACAATGCGTCAACCGTCAACGCCGCGATGTTAATCATCACCTTTTCGCGTTTTTTATCTTTACGCAGACGATGACGTGGAAGGCGACCATCAGCCAACATGTCATTAATCGTATCGACTGGGAGGCCCGTAAGTTCGCTATATCGCTCAATAGTGACGTGTGGTGTATTCAGAGTGATTGAAATATTAGGGGTCATGATGCAACATTCCTTCTTTAGTGTGGCTTGTGGCGAGCCGCTGTTATGTGTGTTTAGTTGTGAAGTCTCCAAAAGAACACTTCGAGGTCAACTTTAAGATCGCTTTTGGAATCTGTCAATGCATTTTGGATTGTTAGGGAGTTCTTGTGGATTTCAATAGCGGTGGTAAGAAAGTTATTGAACGGCTTGTGGAGGCATATGGGTACAGCACCCGCCAGGCGCTATGCGACCATTTAGGTGTGTCAAAAAGCACAATGGCCACCCGCTATATGCGCGATATTTTTCCTGCAGATTGGGTATTGCGATGTGCAATGGAAACTGGGGTATCTCTGGAGTGGCTATCTTTTGGCAAGGGGCTAAAACAAGACGTAACTAACGCAGAAACCCTTTCACTACCTAAAAAGAGACTTATTGACGGAAACTTGGAAGATGCTGGTTTCTATGTATTTGATAAGACATTTTTGCCCGCCAACCTAACAAAGCCTTTTGTTGTCTCGGAAGGTGAATCAGAGTTCATTTGCGATATGGAGTTTGAAGATGTCCGTGATGGCAAATGGCTAGTGAGTATTGATGGTGAGGTTCTACTTCGGACTTTAACTCGCCTTCCAGGAAGCCGACTCCTTATTGACGGCGGTAATCGTTCGTTTGAGTGTGCATTAGCAGATATAAAGATCCTCGCAAAGGTGCTCATAAGCTGCATGAAATAAGGGGAGCTATATAGCAATGGATATTAAAGATAAGGGCGTTAGAAATTGAAAAGTGAAAACATAAAATGGGACTGGGATAAAAACAGCGAATTTTTAGGTGAGAGCCTACCTGTTGACACTCTTGACAGAAAAAAATATGCCCATTTTCTATATGAAATATGTGCTGCCCGAGGCGATGAATCCAACCTTGTTGTAAACATAAATGCAGAATGGGGTGCTGGAAAAACATATTTCACTAAGCGCCTTGCTCAGTCAATATCGCTGGCACACCCAACTGTATATATAGACGCTTGGAAAGAAGATTTTTCAGACGATCCATTATTAACGGTTTTTAGTTCAATTAAAGATCAATTAACCGGGCAATCTGATAAATTCACAACTTTGCTAAACAAGACTATAGAAAACATTGGACCCCTTCTAAAAACGGCCACGCCGCTATTACTTGAGGGTTTGGTAAAAAAATTCACCGGTGTAGAAAACTTTTCTGATTTAACTAAAGATCTGTCTGCTAAGCTACTAGAACTGCATTCCGAAAAATCAACGAAAATCGATACAATAAAAAATGGGATTAGTACGTGGGTACGATACATAAAACAAAAAGATGGGATAACAAACAAACAGTTACCTTTATTTATTATAATTGATGAGCTTGATAGATGTAGGCCAGATTTTGCAATAAGCCTTCTAGAAATAACTAAGCATATTTTTAATATTCCAGGAGTTATTTTCATAATATCCACCGATACCCAACAGTTGCAACACTCCATAAAAGTTATTTACGGCACAGATTTCTCCGCAAGCCATTATTTAAGCAGGTTTTTTGATCGTCGCTTCCTTCTTCCAACACCTGAATATAAAGATTTACTATTAACCAAAACAGGTGACAACATTATTTCTGAATTTGATACTTTTCGAGAAAAAATAATTCCAAGACCTCAGGATATTACATCATTTATTAGCAATTGCGCATCAATTTTCCTATCAATGAAAATAAACATCAGAGATGCTGTGAAAATTTATGAGCGATTAATAGATATACTTATCACGTCAAATAAAAAATTCGACTCTAATTTAATGTTGATATTATCTGCATTTAATTTCAAAGATCATGATTTGTATGCAAGAATAAAATCAAAAGAAAAGATAACCCCAAGTCCTCTCAACACTAGCATAAACTTATCATTTGATTTATCTTACGAAGCCACACTCGTTAGACGCCTCCAGAATAATAGGAGCTTTTATCATAATACGTATAAACAAAAAGAAATATCAACATATGTTCTCTCTTATATCGAAACCGCTTGGAATATTTTAACGACACCAAGAACTACAGTTCATGGCGCGCGACCGAGCAATACGCCGGAACTTTGGATGGATGGTGAATTATCTAATGATGAGTCATTAGTGAACTTTCTCAAAATGGGATACGCCCAAAGTAGGTATCATGAAAGCGAACTCAAAATTCATCAGTATTTCGATTTAATTGAATTGAGCACAACGTTTGAGTGATGTATGAAAAGACCGAATCAAACATTGACCACTGTTCATGCATACAGTTAAATTTAGCCCTCAGACATGAGGGCTTTTTTATGGCAGTACGAAAACTCAATACCGGGAAATGGATTTGTGAATGCTACCCTTCGGGGCGTGGTGGGCGCCGTGTACGTAAGCAGTTCGCTACGAAAGGCGAAGCGTTGGCTTTTGAACGACATACTATGGAGGAAGCGACCAATAAACCGTGGTTAGGAGAAGCAGCTGACCGCCGCAGGTTAAGTGAAGTAGTTACTCTTTGGTACAACCTACATGGAAAATCCCTGACCGCTGGAGAACGCGTTTATAACAAACTAAATTTAGTGGTCGGAGCCCTGCAAGATCCCCTAGCGACAGACTTCACCGCTAAGCAGTTCGCCCACTACCGTGATAAACGTCTTTCAGGCGAGATTTACTTTAACGAGAAGTGGAAGAATGGCGCGGACCCGGTAACCATCAACCTTGAGCAAAGCTATCTTAGCAGCGTGTTCAGTGAGCTTTCACGTCTGGGAGAATGGACACAACCTAACCCATTAGAAACCATGCGCAAGTTCACCACCGCCGAGAAAGAAATGGCCTGGCTCACGCATGAACAAATCACTGAACTGCTGGCAGCCTGTAACCGGCTTGGTGAGGATTTAACACTAATAGTGAAGGTTTGCCTTAGTACCGGTGCGCGCTGGCGCGAGGCTGAAAATCTGGGGCGCTCACAGATATCAAAACACAAAATTACCTTTGTGCGGACGAAGGGGAAGAAGAACCGCAGCATTCCGATCAGCAAAGAGCTTTATGGAGAACTGACAGCCCGCAAGACTGATAAGCTTTTCAAGGAATGCTACTTCCAGTTTATGGGCGCCATAGATTCAACGTCTATCAAGCTGCCTCGCGGTCAGCTCACCCACGTTCTACGCCATACATTTGCAGCACACTTTATGATGTCAGGCGGTAACATTTTGGCCCTGCAGCGTATTCTGGGCCATCATGATATCAAGATGACGATGCGCTACGCGCACTTGGCACCGGATCACCTTGATACCGCCCTGCACTACAATCCATTAGCAACAATGCCCGCTCCGACTATCGAAGCCGAAAATATGTGCCTTGTTGGTTAGGGTAATTAATCTGCGGTTAGACTAACTTTAATCAATCAGTCATAAATAGCTTGTCAGGCATTTAACAGAGGTTGATATGTGGATCAATCCATTAATAGATATGATTCTTGGTGTTGGCCTAGTATGCGGTATTAGCTGGATCATACTTAGATTTTGGCCTTACTTTTTCAGTATATTTTTCGTTTTCGCAACGATGTATACAGTATGGGATATATTTAGATGAGAGTAGCCCCCGACCTGCCCCCAATCACTTAAAGAGTTGTTATGCCACATTCACTCATATGCCAGGTTCGTGAAAGATTGCCTAATAAAATTCTGCCATCCAGCAGTGCTGGGTATCCGTTTTTTAAAGCAGCTAAGGATGGAGGGTATGATAGAGCAGCTGAATTAGAGTGGTCTTTAGTATTGTACTAAGCCCCAAGTGAAAACAGTGGCGACAAAATGGCGGCAGAGGTTGGTAATCCCCCTATTTCCTCCCCACTCACCGCCAAGTTAAGTGATTGATAAACAAGTAACTCATTGTTTTTACTAACCCGTTTACATAAATGGGTTTTTTATTGCTTGCAATTTATAACCTTTCATATCAGTAAGTTACCCTACACCTAGACCAACATTTCCGTATAGAGATCTACCCGCCCTTTTACCCGTTGCTAAGTGAAGGAAGACATGCCCCACTGCGGGCATTTGTAATGCTTTTTGCTGCACGCTATGCATTGCTATAGTTGGCATAGAATGGGAAACAGAGCCAGTTTCTGGGACAGGTCAATTAGCATGGACACAGTGTCAGCCAGTTAATCCAGTTGATTTCCAGATCGCCCGTTTTCACCCGGCACAGCCAGTTCTCCCGGTCCACTTCGGTCACGGTGCCGGTGCGGATCAGATTGGTGATAAGGCGCATGATTTCTGCGAGTTGTGTATTCATGGTGTCAGATTGCCCGTAATTTCCTATTTAAAGAACGGGGCTTCATTGTCTGGTCTTTGATACATATACTCACTGGTAGTTAACAAAGAGGGATACCCAGATGGAATTTGATAAAATAAACGCTTTCTTAGCCACCGCGATTGGAGGCCTAATATTTAAGTGGCTAGCGGGTGGAGTGTCTACATTTTGGTCATGGTTAAATAAATCCTATCCTGAAGAAGATTTTTTAGTGTCCGAAATTGGCATTGCGAACCCCTTAATCAGGCTTAGTTTTTGTAAGCACAAAACCAAACACCAAACACCAAACACCAAACACCAAACACCAAACACCAAACACCAAACACCAAACACCAAACACCAAACACCAAACACTAAACACCAAACACCAAACACCAAACACCAAACACCAAACACCAAACATAATAAAATATTCCTTTCAATATTCTGTTCTATAGTTATCGCACTATCTATCTTAGGATTTTATCAATTCACGAACATAGTTATTCAAGGACCAATACAATGGATTGATTTCAAATACAAAGAAACCAACGATTCATTTTGGATAAGACAGGATGAGGCAAGAAACAAGCCAAACACTCCAGAATGGAGTATATCTCCTGATACTTGCACAAACAAAAATGCATTAGATAAAATCACATCAATAAAGCCAAAAACCATAGAGTTCATTTGCGGTTACATGCTAGATCCGAAAGGGCGAGATGAACTAGGAAAAGCGGCTAATAAAAACTCACTCGGCCTAATGGTCGTAATCCCCATAGCTTATTTATCATTACTATTTTTCTTCATGCTAGGCATGGCCATGTTCATTGACTTATATATAAATAAAAAAATCACCGTGTTTAATAAATCAGAACCAGAGAGAAGTTATCAATACCTAACATGA